TGGAACATGCTCTAACATGGTTGTAATCCTTGATATCATCTCTCTAGCAATCGCACCTTTGTTAGCAAGTATAGCAACCGTAACTTCGGGTTTGAATAGTAAAAACCAGAGTAAAAAAGCACAAGATGTTATTGATTTACCTGACTGTCTAGCTGCTAAAACAACACTAAATCTACTATCATTGTAATGGTTTATTAAAGATGACTGGTAACCACGCAAGTCAAAAGGAACTAGTCCTTCGTCAAGGGAAATGATCTTACAGTATGATTCGATGAAGTGAACAGGATTTTCAGAACATTTCAGATATTCCTGCATCTGATCTTCAGTGTATTGTGTTTCTACACCAGCACGTTTAACATTCTGATTTCCTAGATATCCAGAATTTTTAGGTTCTACCATATTTAATCTTTATTCTTTTTCAAAAACTTTTGTAATTCAGATGTTGACCCAACATACAAATGGTTATGAGTTTCACTTTTTTTAGATTCATCTGAGTCTTCAAGTTTTTTCATTTTATTTTGTAAGTCTAATAACTTTTCTGCTATTTCAGATGTGGTTTTAAGTATTTGCCCAGCGACTTCGTATGCTCTAGGGTTTTCCATCTCACGTGAAAGTTCAAGTATGCCATCTAACGCATCTTGTCCACGTTCTACGAGATTATAAAGATTTTCTCTTGCGTAGTTGTAGTCTGTTTCTATATTTTTATCACGTGATGGTTTTATAATGATTTGTTTTGATTTTTCTTTTAAATCACTATCGATATCTAAAACTTCATTGAGTTTTTCGTCTACTGTTTTTTTCATAATTAAGTTGCATCTGTTACCTTATCAGCACTAAATGTTGAACCAGAACGATCATCAAAGAATGATACTGTTTCTGCCACAACAAACGTATCATTAGGATCCACCGAGCCGACAAACTTCAGTCTGGACTCAGCATCTATTGTTATAGCATTAGAGACCACAATCGACAATCTATCACCAGCAATAGATGATATTGTTGGATTAGTTGATAAATTAGTACCAAAAACTTCGTCACCTACACTTATTGAATCATTAATGGCACTTGTAAATGTGATTGTAGTTGAACTTGAAACTGCTTCGTTTGTTGTTTCTAAAAAAGCAGGCTCATAATGTTTAACTTCTTTTACTAGTCCAGCACTATTGATTTCAGCTGTTGTAAATCCTGTAACACCGTCTTGTATATAGGTTCTTTCAATAACGTTTCTAATAATCTTACCTGTGTATACAGGTCCGAAGAAGTATGTTTTCATTGTAAAATCTAAATTGTAGATAATGGTTCGTCTATCTTCGTATGAACCTTCGTAAGTGTCTTCAAAATTGACACTATTCAAAATAATTGGTACATCACGGTTATCACTCATTTCATCAATCATTTTCATTGTAACTGTATATTCTGGTTGAAAATAAGGTAGAATCTGCTCTGTTATTTGCAAAGCGTCATTCATATTTTTAGCCATGACACTCAATGTAAAATTAAGATTGTATGGTGCTGGAGCATATTGATATCCCCTATTGTTTTTATTTGTTACTTCGTCATTTGTTTTAACATTTTTTAAGAGTTTGTTTTGTTGTCTTGTTTGGTCATATTCAAAACCAGTAAGTTCAAACGCAATTCTAGGTAATGAAATTGCTGAACGCATATTGTCTGATAAATCAGGCTCTTTTCGTAAACGTTCTAAAAACTTTTGTCTTGGTCCATAAACAATAGGTACTTTTTGAACAGACTCAAATGTGCCATCAGATTTTATTTTTTTTACTGTAATATTATTAAAAAGTGTTCCGAAAACAGACACACTTCTTTTTATTGTTTCATGGTAAAAAAAGGTTCCAAACATTATGTTGGTTCTCCAAATGGATTAGTTTCACTAAAGTCTAAGTAAGAATCACCTTTTGTCTCAAAGTCTTCGTTTTGGTTTGTATCATCATTAGGCAATGCTATTTCACTACCAACAGAGAGAACTTCATAAGCTGCTCCAGAAACAGCACCGGTTAGTGTTTCGCCAACCTGTATGGTTCTTTGAATCTGTTGAAGTGTTAATATCATTGAACCACCATCAGCAACTCTAAACGTATTCACTTCTGCAACAACTGTATCTGCTGGTGAAACTGCAAATGTAACAGTTGGAGCTGCTGTGTATCCTGATCCTGCTTCTGTTATTGTAACTGATAATACTTTATTTTCACCAATTACAGCTGTACCAGTTGCAGTAGTTCCACCTACGGGAGCTGCACTGAACGTAACTGTTGGAGCAGAAGTATATCCATCACCTTGTGATACTATTGATACAGAGGTCACCGCACCACCAGAAATACTTGCTGTACCTGTAGCCCTGTCTGCTGTGCCTGATATTGCTTCATGTTTCTCATATGATCCTGAACCAGAGGCAGCTAGAAGTGTAATTTCTTGTGTATATGCTGACTCAATCTCAACAAGATCGGCATTGATGCCAGTATCAAAATCTTCACCACTGTATTCAAACAGTTCACATCGCATTTTAAATATGAATAATTTACCAACTTGATAGAATGGATCTTCGTGTTCTACAAAACGTATTTCAAACAATGATCCAGATAGTGGAAAATATATCAAATCACCTTCGTTTGGTCTAAATGATGATACTAAATTTCCGTCTGTTGATACGAATCTTTCCCACGATCTAACAGATATGACAAAAGTTGCCTGATCACGGACTTCTAAACCAAATTTTGAAAATAGGTCACCCTCACCTTCGTATCCGTCAACATTTTCCAGATACATCTCAACAGAATAAGCATCACCAAATCGAGACTGAATATCTTCACCAAGTATTGTGTCTTCTTCTACGATTTCTCTTGGTAGATAAAAACATTCATGGCCATACATTCGTAAAGACTCAACAATTAAGTCTTCATATAAATGATGTTCACTCTGTACAGCGTGATTAAAAAATACGTTTGTAGGAGCCATTATACATTTTCCATATTATCCTACCATGTAATCCATTGGCAGTTCATAATTATTTCTTGATTCTTCTTCTAATTTTGTTATTTCTTCTTGTGCTTCTGATTTAATAGTATCGGCCTCTAGTGTGACACCACCAGGTAATTGTATACCACCAAATTTTGACAAATTCTGTCCCCACTGATATTTCACTAACGCAGTAGCATATCTTTTTAACCACATATCATTGTAAATATCTGTAAAGTCTTCAGGATTTATTTTTCTATAACAGTCAATTAAGATATACTCACCAGCATTAATAGAATCTTTGTCCATGTCAAGGTACAATCTATTCATACCTTGTTTAAATCTAATTGGTATTTGACCAACTAATATTTGGTCAAGTAGTTGTATGTGTTGTTGAACCATTTCATAATACAATATGTTAGTAGCCGTTAAGTCATAGATGTCATTTAGTCTTAGTTGATATCTGAGATCAAACATATTGAGATTGTGCTTATCGTTAAAAGGAAAAACACGCATCACTGAAAGCACGAATTCGGGCAGAACTACGTAACTTTTTTCTTCACTGAAAGTTTGACCTGAATACTCATTAGAAGCCGATGCAACACCAGTAAAACTCTCGTTTGTTTTCATGGTTGTAAGCTGACTTGATGTAACTTGATGTTTCAGATATGTTCTGATAGAGCCATCGTAATGATACTCTCTAAAATATTGTAATGCTTCGTCTATTCTGTCATCTAATTGATCGTCATCTACGTTAATTTCAATAACAGGAGCACCTAGTTTTCGTTTGATGTATGATTTGAATGTTGCTAAAGAATTTGGTTCTGCCATAGTAGTTATTCCTTCCTAACCACTATTTATACAATTATTCTTCGAAGAAGGTGTTTCTTTGTAGGCGATCTATCTTTTGATCAATTCTATTAATTGAATTGATAAGTCTTTCCATATCTCTTTCAATCTGATCTTTTGTGACATATTCTTTGGCAATCTCTTCTCTAGTCTTATTAATTAAGATATCTAATCTTTTGAGTTCAGATAAAGCATTTCTAACCAAAAAACCTATTGGAGCTAAAATGAGTGTAAGAATGAGATTCCATAAGATATACGGTGATATTTCTATTTCCATACATCTATTTATGAAACTTGATATTTCCGTTAGATGTTACATCGAAAAGAAGTCTACGAGATTTTGCATCTGAAGAAACTATACCTTGACCAATTTTATGATCAATGTTTACTTGATAGTCTATA